ATCGAGTCCACGTTTAAGAAGTCGGACATAGACCAGCTGAAAGCGTTTGTTACATCAAGGACAGACGAGCTGAGGTTGCCGTATGACCGAGCTTTCACGACCTATCAGCGACGTACGGCTTTCTACGCATCGGTCAATGCGCGAGAGTTTTTGACGGACACGTCAGGTAATCGTAGATTCTGGGTACTCGCGGTAAGAGACATCAATGTCAATCATGGCGTGAATATGCAACAGCTCTGGGCACAGGTTAAGGAGACTATGTATATACCAGGACAGAAGAATTGGTTTTTATCCCCGGACGAGAGAGAGCTCTTACATGATAGCAATGAGGCCTATCGTACGCAGTCGAGTGTTGAGGATCTTATCCTTGAGCACGTCAAGTTTGATAGCGAGTACGCGAAGCCAGTACAAATGACAAAACTATTGCGCGATTTGGGGATCAAATCCCCAAGAATGCCAGACTTCAAAGAAGCGAATCGTGTCTTACACGAAAGGGGCATCGAACCGCGCAGAAGTAATGGTAAGAAGATCTACGACTTAGAATACACGCCTGTCGAAGAAGATAGCGGTGGATTCAATAGCAGCTTTGGTAATGATTAAGACGATAAAGGAATGGCTGACTGTGTGGTTATTTATAACGATGATGGGCATTGCCCTGGTCCTAGTCGCAGTCCTCATGCCCTTCCTCGCGCTGCACAAGATGTTCGCGGCCATCACGGATTGGTGGTACACCGGGTAATGAAAGGTAAATCATACAAAACACTGGAGTTGTTCGCTGGTTCGAGGAGTTTCAGCAAAATAGCAAAAGAATATGCCCACGAAACGTATTGCACAGACATGGAAGAATACGAAGGCATAGACCAAGTGTGCGATATATTTGATTTCGATGTAGAGAAAATGAAGTCTGACTACGGAACTCCAGACGTTATCTGGGCCAGTCCACCATGTACTTATTTTTCAGTTGCATCAATCGGTTATCATTGGAATAAAGACAACACTCCAAAGACAGAACAAGCTATTCATGGTGTGGCTATTGTAGAAAGAACTTTGGAGATTATTGCAGAATTGAACCCAGTTTATTACTTTATAGAGAACCCAAGAGGTAAACTTAGAAAGCTGCCAGTCGTAGAAGACTTACCTTATAGAAAGACAGTCACTTATTGTTCTTATGGCGATAGCCGAATGAAGCCGACAGACTTATGGACAAATTATGACTTCAACACCAGAGATATGTGTTTTAACGGAAACAAGGATTGTCACCACGAACCCGCACCACGAGGTTCGAAGACCGGGACGCAAGGATTGGATAACGCATACCTTAGAAGTATGATACCAGCGGAGCTGTTTGAAGACATATTTGGACAGATCATCGAAGATGAAAACAGTGCATAGTACACTGATTTGGGCGGCTGGGTGTTGTGGTGCTTGGTGGTGGATTGTGGGGATATGTGCGAATAGTTGCATGAATATATATATTTATGTGTAAGTTTATAGTAGAAGGGTATAGTGAAAGGGTATAGTAAAGGTATGCTATGCACTCTAAGAAAGCCTTTATTTACTTGGTTATTAGAGATATAAGGGTATAGTGTATAGTAAAGTAAAGAGAGTGTTTAGTTATAGCCGTAAGAACGTATTCTTATGGGTTGCATTTAGGGTATTTAGAAACAGCTATACACTACCCTCTGTACACTGTTTATAATTGAGATCTAATTATGGGAAGACCAAGAAAACCAAAAGAACCATTAGTCGATACACCAGGACAATTTAGTAAAGACGAAGAACATGGCTTGACTGAAATGCAAGCGAGCTTTGTCTGGCACTACACCGAAGGTGCGTGCGGTATGTCCGAGGCGGCCAGAAAAGCTGGGTACGAGTTTCCAAGCCAGTCGGCAAATAAACTGCTGAATGGTAAGGACTATCCGAATGTGGTTAAGGCGATTAGGATAAAGCAAGACGAGCTGGCAGAGAAGTATGCGATCACGCCACAGAAGACCGGGACAATGTTGTGGAAGGTGATGGAGAAAGCGTATGAGAACGGACAGTTCAATGCAGCCGTTTCGGCTATCAAAGAGCTTAATCAATTAGCTGGTTTGTCTATCAACAGATCCCAGAATATTAATATCAACGCGAACCTGGAGAAGATGTCGCGAGACGATATTAAGGAAAGATTAGGCCAGCTACTTGGAGCAGAGAAAGGAGACTACTCGCCGAAAGATAAATAGGGTATCTAACTTGCTTATGACTGTTTCTTAATGCAGTTGCAAAAATTCTGACAAAAAAAAATAAAATGCCGTAAGTCATTGATTTCATTGACTTTTTTACGCATATTTCCAAGTACAATCTTATGCAACTATGTACAACTCGTGCTCACAATAGGAACGCGTAACAAACTGGAGTCCCTAAGAACCGCTTTTTTACTGGGATCAGATTAATTAGGGACCCCTACACCCCAGGATCCGGGCAGCGTGTAGCGGTAGTAGTTATAACTAGGTTTTACACATAAGATCACCAAAAAAAATGATTGCTTACGATTGTAATTATTTGTGAATTTTTATAAACTCAGCTAATGCCCATCAACAGCAGAAACAAGGGAGCGCAATTCGAGCGCGATATAGCCAAGATCCTTAATGGTTTCTTTCTGGACAACGACATCGATTACGAAACCAAACGTAACCTCGATCAATACCAGCAAAAGGATTTATGCGACCTAAATATCCCTTACCATTCTGTCGAATGTAAGTTTTACAAGGAAGGCGACTGGCTCAAATCGGCCTGGTGGAATCAAGTATGCGATAGCTCTGGCGAGAAAATCCCGGTTCTTATCTTCAAATTCAACCGAAAACCGATTCGTGTGTGCATACCGCTATACGCAATCAACTTGGATTGGCCCAGGGAAAACGACAAGATCTGTATTATGTCCATGGACGACTGGCTAGATACGCTCAAGAAGAATTGGACATCGTATGAACAACATATTACCTAAGCACGGAGTCACAGGCCTCCTACTTTCTGAGGAGGAAGTCGATTTATTCCTGGATTACCTAGTAGAAACAGATCCAGAACCGGCTAGGATTCATACCCAGGGAGAAAAATCTGAAAATAAATCAGTCCGGGATGCAGAAACTAGGTTTATAGACGAAAAACAGACACGTTTGTATAGGATCCTTAATAAAGTGGCTATGTCAGCCAATAAACACTTCAAATACGACATCAATGGGATCGAAAAGGCACAAATAATCACCTACAAAGCGCCTTCTAATGGTTATGAGTATCATATGGACATAGGACCAGAGGGCACAGCTGCTACCCGGAAGATAAGTATGAGCCTTTTATTGAACGACGACTTCGAGGGCGGCGAGATATGCTTTAGGTACAACGAGAATGAAATGTGCAAGCGGCCAGAGAAGGGTGAAGTGGTGATTTTCAGCTCATTCTTGAGTCACAAGGTCAAGCCAATCACGAAAGGCGAGCGTTTTGTCGTTGTTGCCTGGTTTACAGGCCCTCCTTTCAGATAAACGTCCCTTGTGGTAGACTTTTTTCGTGGCTACTGACGACATAAACGTATTCGGATCTCTACGCGATTTCATTGCGGATCAATCCATGCAAGCCGTCGAGCGTGATAGACAGAAACTTGAGGCTATACGAGCGGCCCAGGAACAATTTACACCCACCCCGGCACAATCCGCTTATCTATCAGCGATATTTGCACCAGGATCTGGTGTTGTTGACGCAGCTGGCCAGTTTCCAGAGTTCCCATCGTCGGATGTAGAGCTCGTAGATGCTTTTTCCGGGGATCCTATGCCGAGCATGGCTGAGAACATAGCGGCTGGCGGTATAGATCGATATTTATTCGCACCACTACAAGCCGTGGGAGTAGCGGGCGATGCTATGTACGCAGCGAATCCTTTTATTGCTGGTTTACCTAAAGGCATAGCTACATTAGGCGCAGTTGCTAGAGCAGCGGGCAAAGCAGACAAGAAAGGTATCAAAGCGCTCCGCGCCGGAGAAATACAACAAGATATTAATGCGTTTGCTAGGGACTCCGAAGGCTTCGTTTCTCCCAGCCTAGAGGCTCTTATCGCTAAAGCGCCAGTCAATCTGAAAGGCAAGCAGATTAGTGAATGGTTATCGGCTAACGCCAACAAAGGTGTAAAACCAAAAGAACTAGAGTTCCTCGGCGTCGATGAATTTATCGCCAACAATCCAAACGCATCCGTAAGAGAAGTCGCTGAGGGTGTGAGCCAGAACAAAGTAGAAGTCGGTAAGAATGTTTACAAAGGTGATGCTTATGGATCAGCCGAGTTAGATTTTGATGTTACTCAACCAACAGACGATCCTCTTACTGGCGCTGTGCTTTGGGACAACATAATAGAAGATACTATCTACGAGCTAGATAGAGGCGATCAATACATACAAGAAGATTTAGTAAATCACTTCAATACACTTAGAGCAGAAAAATTTGTTGAAACAGGTAGTGAAAAAGGTATTCCAGACAAGATTTTTGAATTTGATGAAATAACTGGTGATAAATTAGAACAACTTGGTCTTGGCAAAGGTTCTAGCATGGCTCTTGACGACTTGATAGAAAGTTATGCAGAAGGTCAGTACATGTCTAACCCTTACGAAATGGTCCAGGCCAAACAAATAAATGCAGAGGGAAATGTAGATGAACTACCAGGCACTTTTGCTTTTGGTAATGAAGATGTAGGCTATACTTTATTTGCTAATAGTAGAAGAATAGACACATATGAAGTCCCTTACAGTCAAACCGAAGCCAAGTTACAGTTGCAACAAATAATAAACGAAGAGGATCTTTTAGACATAGACGCAGCAAGTGGAGGAGCTCGTTTTAAAGGTGCTGTAGATGAATCTTTACCGGGAGGCAATAATTACCGCGAAATCGTTTACACCTGGAAGAACGCTCCAACCGAGCACAGAGTAAGTGACCATTTTGACGAAGCCAATCAAATATCTCACGCTTTGGTTCGTGATAGAAAACTAGCCGACGGCAGCACCAGCTTACACGTTGACGAGCTGCAATCAGATCTGCATACCCAAGGTAAACAAGATGGTTATATAGCGGCGCCCCAACAAAGAAAAAAAGTCTTTGAAGATTTAGATGATTTTCTAAAAGATAAAGAAAACTATTACGCAGCATATAAAGATGGCAAAGAAGGTATAAGAGACAGAGTTACACAAGAGTTTATTAGCTTTACAGACATTGATTACATATCACAATATACAAAACAGGAAGGTCGTACAAGGTTCGGATCTGACAGAGCAGACGAATTAGTTAAGTATATGGGTAAAGATTTAGACCGACTTGCAGAAATCGTAAAACCAGTAAGCAAAGAGGGAACAGTTCCATACTATCCATTTCAAGGCGACGACTGGTACAAGATGTCGCTCAAGCAACTTCTCAAAGACGCGGTTGAAGAAGGCAAAGACACAATCTCGGTATCAGGATCTTACGCGATTAAAGATCGTTATACAGACCTGTATGAAAAATTTTACGAGTCTTTATACGACCAAAAAATTCCATCTGAAATGAAAAAGCTGGCTAACAAATACGGCGGTAAGTTTGAGAAAGGTAAATTGGACATTGATGATACGTTCGGTTCGGGTACAGAAAAATTTTTACCGCAACCAGAAACAGGATTGGACAGACGAAGAAATCTCGTCGAAGCTAACATCATCCGCATCACGCCAGAAATGAAACAGAAGATTCTGGAAGAAGGCCTACCTTCGTTTAGGGTGGGTGGCCCTGTTGGTAACTTTATTGCCCCGGACGACATTAACATCTTCGCTTAGATCCTCTTCCTTTTCCCCAAAGTTCTTCTCCGCGATCTCAGCTTTACGCACCTTGAAGTCCTCGATTAGCTGGTCATGTAATCCAGGATCCATGCGCTTGAGTAGATCCAGAGCTTTTTTGTTGTCGCGCCAGTGCGACCTTAGATCCATAATTGTGTTTTCAG